CTTATCAACACTGCTATGTTTAAGGAGGCAGACCTAACAGGACGCCGCCGTATGCTTAAGCAAGTCATGAAGGATGCCAAGAAAGAGATCACAGTCTTGATGGAGGAAGGCTATGGTGGTGCAGATACCATGCGCTTACGCTTAGCTAGTAAAGCTAACAGGGCAGGTGGTAATAAGGAGATACGCCGACAGGCTGCTAAGATAATGAAACAGCAGCACGGTGTAACAGGCTCACTAGAGGATTACAACTTCGCTGAGATAGACTTATTCATAGAGTACGCTGAGTATCTCAAAGAGATCTACGATGAATCAGCTAAGTTATAAACGAGAGAGGGGAGCCACTAAGCTCCCCTTTTCTTTATCGTATACCGTGTCGTTTAGCACAGTGTTTTGCCCATAGCTGACACGCAGTTAAATGCTCTAAGGCTTTATCCTTCTCATGCGTAAGTAGCAGATTCTTCTTGATGCACTTCTCAAGCTGCTCAGCGTGTTGAGATAACTCATCATAGAACTTAATGCGCGTACCTTCTATGTGTGCTTTCGCTTCTTGTTCTAGTTTCACAGACCTTCCTTCATAAACACCTTGACCCACTCAGCACAGATACCACTACGTACAATGTCATCAATGCCAAACTCTACTACGGGAACATCTAGCATATGCTTCTTTGAGAGATGAATGATCTTAGCTAGACCAGACGTACCCTTCAAGTCAGACTGCTGGATGTCACCATTGAGTACAATAGTACTGCCTTCACCCACACGTGTCAACAACATCTTGATCTCTGGTATGTCAATGTTCTGTGCTTCATCTACAATAATGAACGCATTGTCAAAGCTACGTCCACGCATCAACGCTAGTGTAGCTACTTCGATGTTACCGTTCTTTACACCAGTATCAACAGCGCCACGCCCTAAGTGTTTAATCAGTACGTCTAACACAGGCAATGCCCATGGTTGTGCTTTCTCTTCAAGCGTACCTGGCAGGAACCCAATGTCTTTACCTACAGCTACGTGAGGACGTGTGATAACAATCTTGTCAATCTCTTTGAGTGTGTACAAGTCTGCTGCACAGGTAGCTGTAACATAGGTCTTACCAGTACCAGCAGGGCCAAGTATTAGCACCTGCTTGCTAGAGGCAATGGCATTGATTAACTTACCCTGATTCTCAGTCTTGGGTACAATGCCAGAGGTGGGCTTAGAAGAGGCTCCCTTGTAGGTTGTCTTCCTTCTCGTGCGTGTCGGCTTTGATAACGGTTCGATGTTGTTCATCTAGATTATCCAGTATTGTTATTGCTTGTTCTACTGACATTTTAAACCACTCACCCTTACAGTCAATAGACAAGGGTAACGCCTTAGTATGAGCCTCTTTCTCTGACTTACGCCTATCATTAGATGCAACAGAATGCTCTAGTATGTAGTCACGGTGTGGGCTACTTGTTTGAAAGCTGCTTAAACGTTCTTCTACATCAACAGCCATGCCTATCTTAACCCAATCAGGCCATGCCTTATTAGTTATAGCGTAGACGTAACCCTTTTTGATACTGCTTAGCTTGTAAGTGCCTTCAAAGGCTGCATCGTTAAACGTCTTATACCTACCAGGTTTGTACAAGGGGTGCTTACGTGAGATGTACTTGCCATTAACATACATGCGTGTAGGGTTTTTAATTAGGCGGTTAGGGTTACAACAACTTTTACATTGTGTCCTACCCATACTGCGCCAAGAGGGTTGCCAATTATCATCTGACAATGTTACCCCACAAGTATTACATGTGCTCATTACATACTCCTATATTAAAGGAAAGCCCAGCGCCGTAACGCTGAGCCTTATGCCTTACTCTGTTTCTGTGCCAGTAATCAGTTCTGTACCCTTTTCAATAGCACCCTCAACGACAGGTGTTGCAACCTCTACTGCTTTAGTGGCTGCTGGTACTACAACGTCCTCAGCAATACCTACTGCTAAGAATACTGTTACTACGAATATAAATAGTGCTTCCATGTTTTACTTCCCTTTAAGATGTTGGGCTAACTCTGTGTAACCACCTACGTAGTCACCTTTGTTGTCCCAGATTTGTGGTACGCTCTTCATACCTGCTTGTTTAATTAGTGTCAAGAGCCATTTGCTACTTTGTGAATTAAGTGAGTAGGCCGTGAAGCCTACCCCTCGTTCTCGCAACAAGTGCTTTGCCTTAGTACAGTACTCACACTTGTCTGTGCCTACCACTACGTAATTCATACCAGATCCACAATCTCACAGCTGTCACCAGTACAGGCCATTGTCTGCATGGATACTGTGTTATCCTCGTTCTCGTAGTCATTGAGTAGCTCCCAATCAATAGCATCAGGCATCTTAGTGAGCATCTCTTCATACTCTTCCTTAGTGCAGTCCTGATAAGGTGCTTGCTGATAGGTGTGATCTGAGTGTGGCAGGAATGACACACCTGACATCTCATCGAAGTGTTCATACACAAACGCACCCACAGACATCCACTCAGAGTCACGAACTGAGATAGTCACGCTTGGCTTATGTTCGCACCAGTGTCGCTGGTAAGTCAGCCACAACTCTAGTTGCTCTACTGCTGTCATATCGTTACGTGTAACAGCTTGCTCAGGTGACTTGACAGGAAAGCTAAACACTACAGTAGAGTCAGGCTTCATAACGCAAGGCTCATTAGGAATACCTTGGTCAATCATGAACTGTGTCAGAGGGTCTTTGTTATCGCCACGCACAGTCCGAATGTAATAGGGGCTGTGACGAGCATGAATACCAGAGGCAGAATCAACCAACTGTGATACTGTTCCCGAAGGTTTAACGCAGCTGATACTAGCAGAAGCAGGGATGCCAAGCAACTCAGCCCACTCAGCGTTAGTAGCGACAGCGATAGAACGTAAATGCTCAAGGGTCTTCTCCAATCCTTTATTAGAGTTTGTCATTAGGGGGTTGTCCATAATGCCTGTCATAGACACGCCAAGCAACCGTTCCTCTGCAGTGTTCTTCTGCCATACCTTACGTAGGTAGGGAAACTTAATCATGGTAGACTGGATTGTACCCAAGATAGTAGCGAGTTTAACCTTGCGCTCAAGATCCTCAATGCTATCCGTTGCACGTACTACACACTCCGTTAAGTTACAAAACTGATACGGACGTAAAATTATTTCAGAACAAGGGTTTGTACCAAACTCATGGTTAGGATCACGCCTACCAAACTTAGCTGCTTGCTTCTTGGATGCCTCACGATTGAAGATACCACGCTCACCAGACTTAGACTCAACCAGAGACAGCCACTCACGCATGAATGTTTCCATGTCTGGCTTCTCAGTGTATGATACAGAGTTGTTAGCCAAGGCACGATGCCCAGCAGTTTCCCACCACTGTCCTGACTTGGCGTGACGCATACGGTCATCACTCAGGTTAGACAGAGAGATCATAGCTGAGCGGCGCACACCACCTACGACAACGATCTGACCAATGAAGCACATCAGGTCATGACATTCCATAGAGCTAAGCTTACGCCCTTGTGCAGCCTTGAAAGTAGCTACAGCAAAGTTAAATAGTTCTACGAGAGGCGCTGGGCCTGATGCTCTACCGCCAAAAGTTTTAAGTCTTGCACCAGCAGGACGTACACGAGAGACATCCCACTTGGGGATCTCACCAGCCCAGAGGAGTGCAAGAACTTGACGGAACCCCTTAGCCCAGCCTTCCTTACTGTCCTTAACGACAACGATAGACTCACTCTCGAACAACTCAGGCACCTCTGGGAGCTTGCTGATGAACTGGCGCTCAACGGAGAACCCAACCCCCGTCCCGCAGAGGAGAATGTACATAGCCTCATCGAAGGACTTAGGGTCATCTACGGGTAGGTAGCTACAGTTGTAGCCTGCAGTGTTGTCACGATCAAGCGCTGGGCCTGCTGTCATCATAGCTCTCATAGATGGCATGATCTCTTGGCCTAGAATAGCCTGTTCAATGTCATCAATGTAAGAGTTGTCGCCTGTAACACGGCGCACTACGTTATCCATGTAACGTCCTACTGTACTGCCCCATGACTCACGGCCTTCACCGTCAAAGTATTTAGCATAGCGTGACTTGTGAATGAATGCTTGGTAGTCTGTTCGTAGTTGATTGCTCATCGGTTGTCCCCTGATCCTTTAATAACGCCACGCTTAGCACGGCTGTTTAGTTTATCCATGTTAGTCTGTAGCACCTCTGTGAGGTCGCTGTTAAAGTAATTAGCTAGGGCTGTAGCATAGAACACAACATCACCTAACTCCTTTACAATCTCATCTGCTGAGACCTTGTTGGAGTCACGCAGCATCTTCTTTATCTTCTCTGCTACCTCACCTGCTTCACCTACTAAGCCTAGTGTGTTCTCAACTAAGCGTGTCTCGCCTTCTGTGACGATCTTACCTTCTACCCAGTACGAATAGTCTTGAGGCTTAACATCCATCATATTCGCAAAGGCATCAATGTCTTCCTGTGTAATCATGTTCTCTCCCTAACATTTAAGTTCTCTATGTCCACGTCATCTACATCATAGATAATATCTGTTATCAAGTCATAGATGTCTTGCTCATGGTTATCCTCGTATGACGATAGTATGTTGTTACTATCATCTACATTGGCAACAAAGGTAACACTGAACCTCTTCATGCGCTGCCCTCTGTCTTAGTCCAACGCCCTAGTGTGTAGACGTTGCCCTCTACTTCAACAGCATTGTCTGCTTCAAACTCTTCCTCTGCCTCTGCAAACTCATCAGGGAACATGGCTTGCATTATATCCGTTCTTAAGTCAGCGAAGTCTTCCCAAGCATCAGGGTAAAGCTCTAGAAACTTCTGTGCTGCAGACATAGTGAGTGCCTCATCTAGTGCAGCCCTCATACCATCTGCAGAACCAGCAGAACCAAACACCATACCTGTCTTGATGTTACCGTTCCACTCACCTTCTTCAATCACAGGGGATAATACTATAGCTACATCACCAGGTTTAATCTCGTAAGCCATTACTCTCTCCTCTTTACTTTGACACGTTGCTCTTTCATACGCTTGCCCTTTTCTTTCAGCCACTGTTCAGGTATCACACGATGCGCCCATTGGAAACCCTTCTGATCACACCAATCGCAGTACCTACTCTTAGCTCCCTTGTAAAGCTTTGAATTAGCATTACTAAATACAAAACGAATATCTAGTGTAGGATGCTGTCGCTGTATCTCTATGTGTTTACGCCTATCTGCAGCAGAAAACAAGCCCTTCATCTCAATTATTATGCCATTGTCTAACTCAAAGTCAGGCGTGTAGGTACGGTACTTTAGATCTTCCCATTCGATCTTTAGCTTTTCATATGCTACAATCTTCTGTCTGTCCTTGAGGTACGCAGCAGCCTCTACTTCAAGACCACTGCGATACAAGCGTGAGTTATGTCTTCTAGCCATCAAGATACTCAGGTGCTACGTAAGTATAGTCAACCTCTTGTGGGTTCTTAGACTTACTAGGGATGCTAGGACGTGGCTGCAAGTTAGTGTGACACTTGTGCTTGAAGCTACAGAACTTACACCCTGATGGTAACACCCAGTTGCCTGTCTTCTTACGATAGAATGTCTCTTCGACAGGCTCATAGCAACGCTCAAACGGTTCATCGTTATCAATGTAGTCCACGAGAGCTTGGATGTCAGATAGTACTGCTTCCTTGTCCACTCCCTCAGAGGCGTCTACATACTTGAACTGTCCGTTTGCTTTGTTGACTACCCACCAACCACCTACATCCTTTCCAGCGCCCTCTGCGTAGCCCACAAGCTGTGCCACGTACCCAAAGCTGTCACCCTGTGCAAGCGTATCGAAGGAAGCAAACTTGTTATCGTATGACCACGGGGATGCAGACTTAACATCATCAATGCGACCATCCATCTCCATGTCGTACTCACCCTTGATCTCCTGACCATGAGGTAGCTTGAGTGTAACCCTGTCGTTATCCTTAAACTCTACACCAGCAGAGCGGAGTACACCCTTGAACACAGCCTCAACAATATCGCCAAGGATCATGTTCATCAGGAACGCAGGAGGGAATGGTGTCTTATCTTCTGGATCGTTCTTCTCAAACCATAGCTGACACTTAGGCTTACCAATGTTAGACATGCGTAAGCGAAACTTATCACGCGGCCCACTATCAAACTGCTTATACAATGCAGCTTCAACATCGGAGGCGACTTGTTTAGCCACCTCCTCAGTCATAGTAGACTCACCAGCCATGGCCTTCTGTAAGAAGTTGAAGACCTTTAGTTCAGCTGGGTGATTCATTATTCCACCTCAATGAAGTCGTTGTTGATAATGTCAGACACAACAGCTGCATCCTCAGGGGATAACCCTTTATCATTACGCTCATTGTGAAGGTCAAGCACCTTACCATTCATATACTCTACAAGATCCATGAAGTCTTTTAGTGTGTCATTGTCACTGTCAGACAGATCAACGCTACTACCTAGCTTGGCTTCAATCCTACCAAACTTAGCACCTGTAGGAATACTATCCTCTACACCCATCATTTTAATGGTAGACATGATAGGTAAGAGATTCTTACGGTTCAAGCCATTCAGTACAGCAT